CCCACGCATTTTAAAACCTCTTTTTCCGCAAAGGCCCCAAAGATTTAAAATGGGGTAGTTTTTATGTTCTGTTGCAATGTCACCCAGCAGAGCGTAAAGACTGTGCGAGGCATCGTTGATAATCAAAATGTCCGATACGCTGCCGCCGATATTTCCGCCAGAATCATTCAAGTAACCAGACGGCGTTACCACGCTGTCATGTTTTGCCAGGACCGTGAAGCCGAATGCACTCACCGGAATTTTCGGCACAGTAGTCCCCCCAAAGACCGCGCTCGCCGCACCAGACCAGTTTCCATCATGACTTAAATTAACCGTGCGGGTGGGCATGTCGAGATAGGCACAGATCGGGATAACAGTGTTTGTCAGCGTGCTGATGGATTTTTGGGCTTGTGTCGCCGCGCCGTCACTAGCCCCGGCGAACAGCGCCAGACTGGTGTTGGTTGCTACATTTATTCTCAGTAGCCAGCCTCCGGCTGCTCCATCTGATCCCACGCATAGCAAACAATTAGTAGTGCTGGAAGTACCGATGTGGGTGGCAAATTTAAATCTCGCCAATACCAGAATCCCACCAGCGGCAGATGGATTCACTATATCATTCAGGCTGCCATCGCTGATTACAATGGCATTATCTCCGACAGGCTTAATGTACCCGGCCTCTGTCCAAATCCCGGTTGTTCCGGTTATATTGAATGTGCCCGCTGAAGTAACCCCGCCAATGCGTTTGGTGTAAGCAGCGGTTGTTCCAGTTCCATCGTGAAAGCGAATCCGCAGAAAGTTGGAATCCATCGCAATCGCGCTTCGAGGATTAAGTCCAAAGGCAAGATTTATATTCATCCGATCACCCTCACTTCAAGGAAAGAAGGGACGATTGAGGTTGGCGTTACGCCCACGGGGATGCCGACAGCATGAATAGTGGAAATAACAACATCAGTGATGATTTCGATAAAAGGATTGTCCGGCGATACTTGTACCGTGTCTGTCTTGCCGGAAGAAGAAGTCCCGCCGCCCGTAAGATCGGTGAAGGTTAATCTGTCAGTAGCTTCCGTGGCATCTGCGGCGTTTATCGTAACAAATGCTCCAGCAGCAATCGGACCTGCGCCGGTTGTAGCTGAATAGGTGTCCACCCCTCCATGCCATATAATCTGGATTCTTCTAGCCGTAGACGAGAAGGTGTTCATTGTCACCAAATCCGCGAGAACGTTTGCGCTGCTGGTTATATCAGCGGGCATATCCGCTGCCGCGTCGAAACGGGCTATGCGAGTATCAATAGCTGCTGGTGCGCCCGCCGTCGTAACCACCCCCGCGCCGGCGATGCTTTTTAGATTAACCGCCTTACCTGAAGTATTATCTTCAGCCTGCATTACTCCTAAACCGAATAAATTCCAGGAATTTCCATCCCAGACATATTTGGTATCAGTATCAGTTTCCCAGAATGTAGAACCTGGACCGATAGCCGATCCAGCAAAATTCACGGGTTTCGTATCGGTGGATGTACCGACAAGATCAATCTGGTTTTTTATCTGTTGGACTGTCATAGAGACTCCTGTTTAATTAATTATGGTGTCAGCTTCCAGCGCGGCGCAACGCACAGCACGCCCGGCGGGCCGGAGCGTGGGAGTGCAGTGTTGGCGAACTTGATGTCTTCGCTGTGCAGCAAATCGGAGACAGATTCTCCGGCTTCATGCAGCCGGAATAATCGCTCAACGAATGGCGATACCGGATCGAGCAGCACGATAGTTTTGCCAGTGAGATCGTTTCCAAGAAACGGATGGGGCAACAGGGGCATATCTGCCTGCTTGATGGCCTGCGTGATTTCGATTTCTTCCAGCGGGTCATCCGCCAGCCGGGCAGCGATTTGAGCCAGCGACAACCCCGCCGCCTTGGCGGCTTTAATGCTGCCGTGCTCCGCAAGTAGTCGCTTGACCTTGCGATACCCACGACCCTGCACATCATAGTGCTTGGCGCGGATGTTTGTGGGACCGTTGTTGTGCCATGGAGCGTCAGGGGCTACATAGGTACGAGATATTTTGCCAATAGAATCTACCTCGATGAAAATGAATAAGGGAATGGTACCGTCGCCAAGATCGTACGGAGGAGAGGCGGTAACGTATCGTTGATAGGCGTAGATACCCTCACTACCACTGGCTCCGGATGCGTCAAGCCAAATAAAAGCAGTTGGGCCAGCATCCAAATTAAAACTAGAAAATATTGAGGCGCTGTGCGGGCCCGTGCCGGCGGACTCTTCATCCAATTGCGGATAGAATCCATATTGACCCCCGGGTAATATAAAGTGGCCCGCGCCAGCCCCCGCTTGAAAAACAGAGCTGCGTACTGTTTTTAATTCCCCCTGGCCTACGGCGGCATCGGCCATTTTGGCTTGAGTGACTACGTTATCCGCCAGCACCACCGACTTGCTGTTTAACCCATCATGGTCATGTGAAGTGGAAGGGGTATAAGTCGGTCCCCCCATCCACTCATAAAGCACGTCCTGATTTTGACGTAATGCGTCCATCAGGATTTGATCTACGGGGCTATTCGAGTCAACCTGTGCGGCGGAGATACTGGAATAAGTTGAAGTTAATGGCATGGTTTACCAGATATAGTACGCAAGGTTAGTGGCACCGCCCAACATACCGCTAGAGTCGGCGATAAATGCATATTCTTTCTGTGCATCAGAAGCAGAGGTATAATCAGGATAACCAGCGGGTGCTATGAAGGCATATTTTCTGTAAAGTTTAGTTTGTATTCCTTCCAGATTGATTATATGTTTTTCCATATCAGGTCTGACAGAAGTCAACATGACGGATTCCGAAGACCATCCGGTTGAGTCTTTATCGAAAACTTCATCCGTGGTTATGTATTTAATATCGGTAGGTTTTAAAAATTCAGATTGATAAGAGACATCATTCAAATCCACTTCCAGACTGATGGAAGTCACGGGATTTCTGTATCGTGCTAAATGACGATTTGCCAATGCCTCTACGTAAGCTCCACCACTGAGGGGGGTAATGTTTATCGAAACGCTCGTACTGGTAGCCGGAAGACTCGTGGTTTCAACGATTACTCTGACTGATTTGGAAGTATCCGAATCGAACAGTTGAAAAACACCAGCTTTATTGAGTTTTATCTCTTCTCCTGCTGCGGTACTAGCAGGGGCAGTCCATGACAAAGTATTTGCCGTCGCGCCCGTGGCAAATGTAATAGTCCCCGTCCCCGTGCTGTTATCGTAAGAGACATGATAAATTGTAATCCCGGACATGGTAGATTGTGTGTAAGTCCGGCTCCTGATCCATTTAGACTTTATTTCTTTCGTCTTGGTTTCGCTCCATTCCGAGGTACTGACAGCGGAAGCATCCTGAGCGATATAAATGCTTTCGTAATTTTCCCAACCATCGCTACCGGATTCATCGTAATCGTACATGATGATGATGCGGTTGTAGAAATTATCTTTGTAACCAGAGTCCTGGGAAACAGAATCTTCAAGAATATTGAAGCTATCATTCCAAGATTGCACGGACTGACCAGGAACAATTGGAGCAAAGACTTTATAACTTATCCTGTTACCATCATGGATAATGAATGAATTAGTTTCTGCTTGTAGTTCATTCAGGTATTTGTCGCCATCTTCCGGTTTGGTAATGACTCGATTGAAGGTGATATTATTCAGCCAAGTATCACGTTCAGTATCGAATCGGGTGGAGTCTATATAAACCGTGGATATGTTCATCCGGCTGGACAACATATCGTGCATGATATTTACCGGATTGGTATTCCGATAATCCAGGAATTGTGTCTTTCTGGAATTCTCTACCGGGATTTTCTTTAAACCTTCCGTCAAGTCATCTGAACAGGTGATTGTCAGTTCATCGCCTTCCCGTTCCCAATCCGTTATTTTTCCTGTGAAGGTTTCGGCATAATCGGAATAAGCGAAGCCGGAAGCGAGAAAGCCTTCTTTTCGGATGACTCTGCGATTCTTCAGAAATCTATTACTGACAAGACGCTTTATCGTTTCCCGTCCGGAAATCTTGAATGTCATTTTTCCGCGAGTCGAGAAACCGAATTTAGTGTCTATTTTGTTTTGCAGGGAGGATATATCTTTCAGGATCGGCATCACATCATTGAATCCGCCGGTGTTCTGGCCGAATTTATAAGTGATATCATCTAATGCTATTTCTACAATGACATTCGGATGATTCGAGCCTTTCTTGAGTTCAGTTAAGAAAGCCGAAGTCAGGGTAATTGGCATTACAGTTTCCTGCCTGTCAGTTCTATTTGAATGTCACGGAAATGATCGGCGTTGATGGGATTTTTGAAAGACAGATCAGGACGTACTAACCACACGTCCGCACTGGACCCGGTAGAATCCCAAGCCGCTATAAAGTTCTTGGGGCCGTGTGTCTCAAACCATGACTTCACAGAGGCATAGACAGCGGTGCTTTGGTTGTTGAGGTTGATGGATAATTGACGTTCCGTGTAACGGGTATGTATTCCCGTGACATAACCGCCTTGGCTCAAATTCACATTCGCATTGATTTCCTGACTATAAGGATCAAAAGGAGCCTGGATATAATCCAGTTCCGTCTTGGTCCCTAGAGAAAGAATGCTGATATAGGATTCCGTGGTAGTAGAGCGGGAGAACGTCATTCTCCAATAACGAAATGAACCGGGAGACGTGAATTCGGATAAAATTGCGCCCGTTGTACCGGCCACGAAACTGACAGCCAGATTTGTACTGGTAGCGAAGTTGTCACTGGAGGCGTCAAGCGTAATCGTGGAGCCATTAAGATTATGACCGTAGATGGCTAAGTAATCAGCGGGATAAGTATTCCCTACTCCGGCATCGAACGTAATAGCCCTTGAAGTCGAAATAGCCGTGGATCGTTCTTTCCATGAATTTACTTCCAGCCAGTTATGGACGTAATCAATACTGTAATCCCCGGTGGAATTTGTCGTTGGCGCGGAAACAGTAGAGCCTGTCGAACCCAACATATTCTGCCAGAAGAATTTGAGTTTAGAGCCTTGCATCAGACCGTCCGGATATTCAGGTTAATGTTTCTTTCACTGGCATCATTAATACCAGGAACGATAATTTCATCAATCATTTCCTGCCAATAAGCCTTATCCCCAACACCATTCTGGATATTAATGGTTATGTTCTGGGAAGGCCGTTGGCTGGCGGATTGAGACAGAGGTTGATCGGTAACATTGGTCGCTCTGGTAACAGGGGTCGCTCCACCGCCTCCGACAGAAGGGGCACTGGTAGCAGCGCCAAAACTGGCACTTTTGACAGCATTAAGTTGAGCCACCATGGCCGCCGCCGTCGCGACACCGAAAACAGCGCCCCAAGGTAAACCTCCTCCTCGTTCAATTGCCTGAGCGATAGCGGAAGGAGCGGAAATAGCAATCTGAGCTATGGCTAAAGCCTTATTGATCTTGAAGAGGGTTTTGTTGTGTGCGGCAACGCCTTCAGTGATTCTAAGCAGTTCATTAAGTATGAATTCGCGTTTTTGCGCGGAAGTCATCTTTTCAAAAGCCTGTCTTGCCAAAGCACCCTGAGCCTCGATGTCTCCCATTTTGGCCTGATGTTCAAGTTCCATCTGCTCGATAATCTTATTTCGATCTTCGAGATTTATGATGTCTTGCTCATAGGCAATCTCAACTTCTTCCAGACGTTTTTCGAATTGTTCCTGTCTTAATGTATCTTCATCCAGAATAGACTCACGAATGATTTCCATTTTCCGTTGTCTACGGGCTTGTTCTTCAGCAATAATCAATTCCGTTTGACGGGTGATACCTTCCCTCGTCAATCCTTCGCTGATTTCATTTTCAGCACGGATGGCGTCTTCTGCTTCGGATTTACCAACTTTGCTGGAAGCGGCTTTTTTTTCTATTTCTGGAAGTTTTAATTGCGGTTTATCTTTTAATGCAGTAGCGCCTTGAGCTTTGTTTAAAGCTATAATTTGTTGGTCAATAACATCAATCTGTTGTCTTATTGATTCAGTTGCTTTATCAACATCCGCGCCATATCTCTTTGCCATCTTTGCAGCTAGAAGATATGAATTCGCTAATTCCGCTCGTTGAATAGAAAGTGCGCTCAAAGATAAATTATCTTGAGCGCCTATTGCTACATTCAATATTTCTATGTAACGATTTATAGAAGGAAGGACATTTGAAATTATCCCTCTTGAAAAATTACCGAAGGCGGAAGTCGTTCTTTCTATGGAATCATTGAATCTTTCGGAGGCTTCAGCAAAATCCTTCGAGATTACATTTCCTGTTTTTTCTGCTTCACTAGTAACTTCTTTCAGATTATTAAGCAGGGGGATTAATTCAGCACCAGATCGGCCCATTAATTTAACTGCCGCAGCGGTCTTATTGGGGCCATCAGCAGCAGCAGCAAAACGATCAGAAACTTGCTGAAATATAATGCTGGTATCTTTCAACCGTCCTTGGGTATCAGAAACCTCTATACCTAATGACTTGAAAGTCTTAGCCGCTTGACTGGTTTTATTGATTGCCGCATCCTGCATATTCGCAGACAATCTTGTTAATGCAACTCTCAATTCATCGCTGGAACTTCCTGAAAGTCTGGCTGCGTATTCATAGGCAGAAAGTTTCTCTACACTGATTCCTATTTTCTGTGATGTTTTATTAAGCTCATCCCCCAGATCAATAATCCTTTCTGTATAGGCCAATACTGCACGAACAGAGAAAGCAGCCACCAGGATGCCACCAAGTTTTTTGGCCGTGCTGCGAACCTTATCAAAATTGGAACGCACCTTTTCTATATCCTTCGTAATCTTCGCCGTGTTCATGGCGATATCCACGATAAGAGAACGGGCAATAGCCATTATTTTCTCGAATATCCTTTCAGGTTGGCTTTCATGGTGGGTTCCAAAGGCGGTTGTTTCTTGCGGGATTCTTCAAATAATTCCTTTTCAACATGGAAATAAGCCCGCCATTCACTTAATTCCCTGCTGTTGATCGTGGACAATAACTGTCCTACCGTCATCTTTAGTTCGCGGGCGAGGGTGAAGTAGAAGTATCGTTCCCCCCGCTCTCTAAGTTTTTTGTGAGTTCCTCTTCTTCCTTGGCTCCAATGCCATTCAGTTCAGCGGCTACGGAGTAAAGTCTGTCGAGGGCCTTGGCGCTTTTGCCTCCCAGAGCCTCTACGTCACGGTCAGAGAAAATACGCTTTCCATCTTCCCCTACCAGACACATGCTGAGAAGCTTGGCCCGGAGATTCTTGTAATTTGATTTTCTGTCTTTACCTCGGCCCTCAAACAGAGAATCTTCAAACTGATCCCGTTCGGCTCCGGTCATCATTTTGATAATGACCTCGCCTTTCCATTCCGGGACAGAGACTGTCTTTGTAGATAAATCGTTTACTTGTAAAATCTTGTTGCGGTCGAGTACCGTCATCGTGCCTCCTCGTTAAACTGCGTCTATAGAATGAACTGAACTGGTGATTTCCAGTGTGATGGAACCTTTGATTACATCATCAACGGCTCCGGTTAAAGAAAGTCCGGTAACATATGCATCCAGATAAAACGCACTAGGTTGACTGGCGGCGGTTCCATTATCGGTAAATTTGATATCAAAAATACGTTTGGTCCTGGCCGCGCGATCATCCTTCAGGGCGGTATGCAAGGCAGTGGCGTTGGTGTCGAAAATCACATCCAGCGATAATTGACCTTCGTCCCGTATACCAATTTGTTTTTCCTTGGCCGTGGAACCCAAATGACTGATATCTATAATACCTGCCGAACCGGAAGGCCCATTAAAACCCGTCACGGTTCCGATGGCTTCCATGGAATGACCCGTCAATGTGATAGAAATACCGCTGGATTGTCCGACGACAGTCTCATAAACCGTCATTACCGTCGCCGCAACCGTCAGGGGAGTAAAAATTTGCGTTGAATTAACGGTGGAATCGGTTTCTATCCGCATCGCGGTGGTAAAACCGTCCACGATAAAACTCCCCACATCAGAGCGGGTGATTGTATCGTTACCCGCACCGACGACAGTGGTAAAAGCAATCGTCGCGGCAATGGTTTGAGCCGTCGAACCGGCGGTTGTGGATTGGCGTCTGATCTGAACGCCCTGTGACTCAATAGGCATTAGTTAGTCGTCCAAGTAATCGGGCCACTTAATTCAAGAGAAATACTTGCTTTCACTACATCATCCACCGCACCAGTAATGGAAAACCCGGTGCAATAGGCATCCGCATGAATCATGGTGGTTGTGGCATCTGTGAATTTAATCGCCAACTTTCTACGCGAACGCGCTGCACGATCCGTTCTAAGATTCGTCTGACCTGTATCGGTAGATAGATATAGAACATCGAAACTCACCTGTCCTTCATCCGGCAGGCCCATTTGTTTTTCCTTGGCCGTGGATTGAAGAGTCGTGATATCAATAACACCCGCTGAACCGGAAGGGCCGTTAAAGCCGGTAATACCTCCGACACTGACCGCCGTGGACATAGCCGTGGAAGTGGACCAGAAAATTAATATACCTTGCGATTCAATCGCCATTGTTACTCTCCTGATTAAAAAGGCCCGCCGGGCACCGCTTGATTACGAGGAGGCATCCCCATAGAACCAAGCGGGCCGACGGACACTACTCGTGGTTGATGAATCCGTAGTCGGAAGTCACGCGGTATTTATCCACCGCGTCTTCGTATAGATCGCTGTCTGATAAAAGCACAGCCCTGAAAGTCGTGGTCCCGTCCAAGACGGTATGAATGTTTAGAGACAAGGACTTGGCTTCACTGTAGGAAGTTGAATACACATCTATCTGCAACGTCGGATGTTCCGTCTCCAGATAACCCGCGATGCCGTTGTAACGTTCTCCGCCAATACGGGTGTAAACAATATGAGGATAAGCAGAGTCTTGAGGCGAACGTAAAGGGTAAACGCGGTTACTGCTTAATGTGGTGACAAGTGTTGAAGTAGTTAAAGCTGTATAAAGCTTCTGTTCCAGTGGCATTATTTGGCCTTGAGATAGGTCATTTTAAGTTTCCCTATTTCTTGACCGAGTTTTTCTTTCATGGCATCTATGACTTTCCCCTGGTTCTCGTCAAAAGCTGGTCGTAAAAATGGTCTGGCCGCAGCATGAGCAATAACCCTTCCTTGTCCTGAAGTAGTTGGACGACCCTTACGGTCGAATGGCAATCCAGAAGTTTTTCTACGCTTCGAACCACCGGCTAAAGTACCCCCCCTGACTATTTTATGTCCTCGTTCGACTAATGCCCCATACCACGCAATCGGACTGAATCCAATAATGTCTCTGCGAAAATATACCGGCATACGTCTGGCTTTTTCCGCCTTGATACCTTTCTTCAAAGTCCCCGGAGGATTGGGGTATTTCATTCCTTCCCATTGTTGGGCGCGTTTAGGGGCTTTATTTCGAGCCGCTTTAACAATGATTCTTGATCCCGCACGTACAGACTTATCCAGAGCCTTCTTTTGCAGTTGTTCAGGGAATTGCCGAAGTTCTTTTTTCAGTTCTTCCAGACCTTCGATTTTTATAACGTCCGCCATTAAATCACCTTCTCACATTCCAACAGAAGTTCTCTATCGGCGTTCTTGACGTTAATGACGGAACGGATGTTGTAGTCTTCTCCCCCGTAAACCAGTTTCATCTTGGGGATGACTCCGGTGATATAACGTAAACGGAATAAAACCGTATCGGAGGAGATGGTGCGTTGCCTTAAAAACTGTTCCACGCCTTTCTGTGGATCAACTTCCGCCCATCTATTAGCGGCGTAATTATTCCACGTCATGACGCGTTCACCATAGGCATTGGCAACCTCTGCCGCCTGTTGAATGGTGACTTTGGCTTTAAGTCTTCCGACTCTCATACGATCAGGGGTAATGTGTACTCGTCTAACAACCCGTCCACATATGTCCGGGGGATTTCTTCCAGCCTGGCTTCGGTAATAGACTCCCGATTTTCATACATATCCAAGGCTCGCATCTTGATCCATTGAAGGATTGTAGAAGGAATAGGAGTATTAGAAGTCGAATAACCACTGATAAACTGGATAGTGATGGCGTTCTTCTGGTCTCGAATATCATCCGGCCACTCGTTATCATAAGCTGGATAAATCCTTCCCGGTTCGCTGTAGAAATCCACGGTAAAGACCGTCGAGCCTATAGTCGTTGTGTCTCCTGCTGTCGTATCTTTTATATAAGTGATGCTGACATTCGTCGAAGCTGTGGATAATGGCGGTTTAGGCAGTTCAATAATAGCCGTATCATTAGCGAAGTCGTCTAAACGTAACTGCCATGTCGCCGTGACCAAAGACCGTCTTGTAAGGTGTTCCGCCTGTTTACGGGCAACGGTAATGTAAGAGCCTATAAGCCCATCCTCCGCCGTGGAATCGGTGGACTCCATGCGGAGGTAGGTTTTAAGTTCTGCCACGGTAACAGGCTCTGTCGTGGATTCACTGACGAGGGTCAAGATCATTTACGTCGCCTTCTCCTGTCTTCCGGGGCGGTGCGTGTCATGGTTTCCACTTCCTCTATGCAATTAGCATTTAACAGACGTTCGGCCTCGGCATCCGAAAGGCCATGCACAATATTTCCCACTTCGGCATAACCCTTCGGCATTCCGTCGTGTTCCTTCAGACGGAAAGGACTGATGACCTTATAGCGTTTCATGACCAGATTTTATCGGATTCCTTCAGTGCCAATTCCGCCCCGGCGTATTGATGTAATTGAGCCTCACGAAACTTGATCTCATGTTCCATCCGGTTTTTGATATCCTTGATTTCCTTTTCAATCCGGGCGCGTTTTTCCTTGGTCGTCTGCATCATCATATTTACTTTTTTAGTCCAAGCTCTTTCTTGAGGTTCTTGAAAACCATAAAGAAAACGAGTTTTCATTAAATCCGCTTCTGGTGGTATATAGACTTTGATCCCCATGCCAACCGCAACACCTAGAAAGTATTCACAGGATGGTCTTTGATGGTGATATTCTGTGTGTACAGCCATGTCTACACCGTAAACGTGAATTTCCTCTGCGCCTTCTTGAATAGCTAAAGCAATCATCCAAGACACGGAGTTGGTGAAATACCCGCCATATTTCTTGAGCATTTCTTCCATAGGATAGGGAACACTGGTCGGGACTAAATCCCAGTGTTTCTGCATGTACACAGGACAATTTTTTTCCTGCGTCCAGATTCCCATTTCCTTTAAATAATCGTTGACGGGTTGACCACGAAACTTTGTGTCTCCCCGTCGTAGAAAAGTCTCGCCTGTTTGGGTGATTTCGTGAATCTCAAACCACCTGGTGGCCCTTGGGATGTGGGGGTAAAGATTATTCACTCCCCAAATCTCAAAGGACTCGTCCTGAAACGGAGCGAGCGACTTTGACTGCGAACAGCCTACTATTGCGATCTTCACTAGGATGCCTCCTCGTTAACTATGATTAAGTGGACTTCTTGTAAGCCTGAGCCGACTGATACGGAGGGCTGTAACGCAGACCATGTTTAATGATAGTCACACCGCAAGTCACCGCCGTGGCAACGGTCGAGATATGAACGCCGACATACTTCGAGGTCGAGTTCAAATCAGACGCCAATATGTCAATCTGACTATGGGCTTTTTCCTGCACCAGAACGTGACCACCCGTCGAGGCGATGGTAATACCCGTGCTGGCGGTGTCTTTCGCCACCAGCCGTACCGTCGCCGTTGAAGGAGTGGATGCCGTCATCCAGTAACTCAGGGTCGAATTATTGATGACACTGGACAGCGAATTACCCATCGAATTCAGACCCGCCGCATCCGTGGAACCCGCCGTAGCGCCGAACGTCAGCGCCGTAGCCAGTGTCGCGGAACCCACCGTGGTCTGTGTCAGGGTGTACCCGTTGATAGTCAGCGTATTGGTATCCGTCGAGGCTGAACTGAGGGTAATCAGGACGCTTCGTGCGTTCGTGATCTGATTGGCTGTCGAGATACCGGCAATCGCCGTGGCCCCACCAACCGTGGTACTGGTGGAAAGTCCCACGTCACCGGACTGGCGTACCGTGAAAACAGGGTTAGTCGCTGCCGCAGCGGATACCGTACCCAGACCGCAGATAAAACTGATGGATTCGCAGTCTTCCATCGAATATCCCAGGGTCATGCCGGTGGCCGCCGAGGAGATACTGATCTGCTCATGGAAGATTTGAGCATTTTCACCAAGTCGTTTCATTTCTTTTCTCCTGAAGTATTAATTACGGGGTGTCGAGAACAACAAACGGCGACACCGTATTGGCGGTCGAACCTTCCAAAGCAATCGGCTCATTCAGCCACGGTTGACCATCCACATTCGCCACCAGACGGAAAGCCACTTCGTCATTCTGGAATCGGAAGTGCTCCGAAGCCATGACAGTGGGACCTGAACCATCCTTGATGACGTAAGCCGACAAGTCACACAGGCAAAGATCACCCTTAATGCCTAATGCCGGACTGCGGTCGTGGAAGAACATGCTATAACCGTAAAGCGTCGGAGGAAGTCCGGGAACAGCCGAGGGCGTCCAGATTGCTCGGGAACTGGCATCCGCGATCTGAACAAGCTGCGGGATGATAGTTTGCGAAGCGATCCAAACCGGCTGACCCCCGATGGAACGGATACGGGAAATCATGTTTCGGATGTCCGCCCAACCGACCTGTGAGGCTGTAGCACGATTGATGTCAATCGCCGCCGGGGAATTGAGAATACCCAGAGCTTTGTTGACGCCATCGCCGGACAGAAAATCCGTATCTTCCGCCGCCGACTGAGCGGTACGCATGAGGCGCGGAATAATCGCACTGGCCGCATCCCAATTTGCCAACAGCTTGTTGCTCGCCGTCATATAAGCCGTCAGGGTCTTTGGTTCCAGCTTGACCTGACGCAGACGTGCCGACGACTCGGTAAGGGTGTCCCCTTCTCCCGAATGGTAGACCGTGACACCGGCAAACATGTGAGCACCGCCAGCCGAAGCTCGCTGATCCAGCGCCGGCATGGTAATTGCCGCATCCGGCGGATCACCCGCAGGAATGACAGTCGCGCGGGGACGAATAACGGCGGGAGCTACGGGGACTTCCAACAGCGTCGGACGGAACTGTTCCGGGATGGCAAAACCACCCGCTGTTCCATCCTTGGCCTGCTGAACGCGAAGCTCCTGAAGCCGAACATCTCCGGGATTGCGGACGATAGCATGGAAAAACTCTCCGATGTTACGAAAGCCATCCGGTTCCAGACTCTGAATCTGCGGCTGAGATTTGTTCTTCAGCTTTTCTTCGAGGAGCTTCTTTTCGCGTTTCTCGCGCTTATCCACTTCCTCAATTTTCTGATCCAGCCCATCAAGACCTTTTTCCATAGTGACATACTCTTTCTCCTCGTCTTCGGTGAAGTCGCGCTTTTCATCAGAAGCTTTCTTAAGCAGCGCCTCCATCTTGGCAAAGATTCCACTGCGCTCCTGGCGCAATTCATTCACCTTACTCATTTGGATACTCCTTTCTTTCTCAAAGTTAATGAATGTCGCATCAGATTCGTTCTGTAAGCGTTCCTACTACCCTTCCATGCGTCACGGGAACGAACACCGATATCCGTTCCCTCGTAAGCGGGGAAGGTCACGGGTGACACATCGAACAGCCTTAATTTGTTGAGAGTCCGGAGGGGGAGTTCGTCTTCGTTCTCCTCCCATTCCTCTCCCAACACCTGAAACGCGAAACTCATTTGGGTAATATCACCGCGTTTCATCAAAGTCATCAGGTCACTGGCAAACTGGGTTTGAGGCGGGTCAATCTCGATAGCCAAACCCTTATCATCCTCTTTCATCCGTAAAGTCCCGGAGGTATTCCGGCCCAGGACAAAGTTAGGATCGTGATTAAATAACGCCCTTACGTCATCTTCTTTAATAGAGGCTTTGAAGGCTCCAGGCGCCACTTGCTCACGGAAGAAACTACCAATCTTGGTAATTTCGTTAAAGACTGCCGCATGACCTGTCATGCGCGGTTCTTTGTCGTCTTTTCTTTCCTCCAATTGGAAGGTAAAGGTTCTTATCTCACGTTGATCCATCGTCTGATTCCTTGTCTGGTTCCTTATTTTCGTCATTGGTACTGGTGTTAGGATTTTCATAGATATCTCCCCCTTCGATGGGGTTCATATTTTCCAAGGTCCTGATTTCATTCGCGGATAGCCACTTGTTCTGTCGTCCAATAGCATAGGCTTCGTAACGGCTTTTGATATCGCCACGGAGTAACCCATCCATCTGGAATTCAGCAAAGTATTTCTTGCGCTCTTTTTCGTTCAGCAGGTGGTGGTTGATGGATTGTTCCAACCTTGTCACCCACGGGCGGATGGTGTGGACGACGAACGACAAAAAGAACTGCTCCGCGCTGGCATAGGTAGAGTTCTTATCTGGATGACCAATCAGGACAGACGGAACTCTAAAAATACGGGCGATATCTTCCACCTGAAAATTTCTCGCCTCGATAAACTGCGAATCTTCCGCGTTCATCCCGATAGCCTGCCATTTCAAGCCTTCTTCGAGAATGGCGACTTTATGGGCATTGGCAGAACCAGCATGAGCAG